AGAAAAGAATCTACACCCAGGATTAAGGATAGCACCATACAAACTGTTCAAGTTAATCTTCTTAACCAACTGCCTCTTATCCCAAAATGCAAATGCATCTCCGCCTTCTGCTCTAGCTTCACGTGCTTTTGCTTGTAACTCTTTACGTTCTGCATACCAACGTTCTAGCAAACCAGGAATAACACCTTTTTTCTCATATGAGAAGATTGTGCCGTTAGCACTAATAATCCAAGGTTGGCCACTATTAAAAATTAATTCATATATTTCTGCACCAGTTGCTTCAAACTCGTCGCCGTTTTCAAAGTCAAGATATAACTTTTCAACTATATCTTTTTCCATAACTTTTTCATACTCATATGTAGCAAATCTTCCTTCCCAGGCTTCTGCTACAGTTTTTGCATTTTCAATCATTTCTTTTGTATAAGTATGGCGTACTTGTCCAATAATAGTTTCTGTACTCATATTACCACTACGTAAGATACTAGGATATAGACTGTTCAAGTCAATACTGCCAACCCACTTATGCATACCTTTTTTAGGTGTTGCAACATAAGCACCTGCGGCCTGTGTTGTATCTTTGTCATAACGTTTATCAGGAACAATAAGTCCTTGCCTGTGTGCCTCGTTAATAATAGCTTGATCTGTTTGTGCAACCGCACCCATTGTTGTTTGTAGCAATACAGTATTAGAATGTGCTAGTACGTTTGCCAAATCAATAAATTGTAGTTTAGCATCTAACTTAACAAGTAGTTCAACGTCTTGTCTAGAATATGCAATAAACTTTTCAAAGTCGTTGTTGTATAACTGATCTAATGTTCCATCATATTCAACTTTACGATCGCCTAGTTCATACTCACCAATGGCATCTAAACTGTAACTGTGCATTTCATGATATGTGTACTTACGATATAGTTCCATGTAATCTAAATGTACACGACCAATTAAATCAAATGTTTGTTGTTCTGCACCATATCTTTCAAACCTTCTCTCTTTAGGCATCTTGTCCCATAAACAGAATTTACGTGTATGACTTTTGCTCATTACTTTACCTACACGATTAACCATATAAGGAATATCAAAACCTTCACTATTCCAACCTGACAAAATATCAGCATCATCAATTAAGTCAAGAAATGCTTCAAGCATCTCACGTTCTGTTTTAAACAGTACAGTATTTTCAAACTTATTAGTTACTTCTTGAGCCTCATCAAAACTCATAGTTTTAGGACCAATTGCAAGGCATATAGTTGTTTCAAGCCAATTACAATGTAAACTGATAGCCGTTATAGGATTAAAAGGATCGCTTGGGTCAGCAAACCCCATTTCTTTATTGAAGTCTGTCTCAATATCAAAGAATGCAATATTAAGTTTTGGCACTTCGTTAGGATCATAATTTTCAGCAAATGTTTTAAAAACAACATTTACATCACTTTCATATAGTCCTTTGTGTGCATTAATCTTTTTTTCTGTATTGAATTTCTTACTAGTATTACAAACTACACGTTCTAGCTTTTCACCAAATATACTGGTAAATTTTCCACGTGCATCTTTGTAATAAAAAGTATATTTTGCAGGAATTTCTTTGAACTCACGTTTACCGTTTACACGTTCAACTACCTGTACTATATCTTTTTCTTTATTGTGAATTGCGTCTACATAACTCATACGTTCTTAACCCAGTATTTTTCTAATTGCGGAATATAGTTTATTATACTTGTTTTTCTATGTTTGTCAAGCATTGATGTGATTTTACAAAAAAATTTCCAGTTATCAAATTCTTCATTATCTCTTGGTTTTCTACATAGGTTAATTACTCCGTTTAACCTACCACCTTTACCAAAATCTCTTTCGAGCATATCTGCAAGTCTTAATTTGTAATCCATATCAGGGTGTACCGCTATAGTTAAATACCTAGGGTGAACAACAGGACCATTAAACATAAATTCATGTCTTGGTCTTATTTTGGCAAATTGTAGCCAATCTATGTATTCTTGTATGTTGTATACATTGAACAGTTGTGGTGTATAGCTTATAGCCATATCTAAATTATGTTCATGTTTTAGTTCAATGATTTTGTTTTGTATGTCTTGACCTTTATACTTTCCAAACGGTGTACTAGGTCTTACATATTCATATAAATGCCCTGTGGCATCCATACTAACAATTAATGTAGTATTAATCTTTTTTAGTTTTTCTAATAATTCTGTATCTAATAATGTTAAATTTGTAATGACTTTTAATCTTCCCTTGTAATCATGTTCTACTAATTTATTTACTAGGTGTTTGAACTGTGGTGTATAAAATGGTTCGCCACCACTTATGTCAATCATTTTTGTACTTAATATAATATCTAAGTTATCATCTACAACATTATTAGGAATTCCATATCTTTCTATACTATATGGAAGTGTGTCATCTTTTTGTTGAACGTGTACTGCTCTACCTACTTCTGTTCTTGTTAGTTCAGAGTCCATAAGCATTTTAGCATCTTTGAACCAACCAGTACTTCTGTTAGGACTACACATTGTACATCTTAAATTACATTGATTACTAAAATCAATTTTAAATTTTTGTATCTTATAGTCTTTTGTAATGTCTGGTATTACTGGATCTAAGTTAGCTTCGTACGTTTCTTGTTGTTGATATCGCATACTTCGGTCAACAACCTTTTCTGCTCTTTCACATAAATGACACCCTTTAGGCCAAATATTAGATATTGTTTCTAATCTAGCTTTTTTGTAAAGACGTCCATTAAAGATTTCTTTAATTGAATCTGTCTTGACGTTTCCTACTACGTCTTTTGCTTGACAGCAAAAAACCATTTCGCCTTCTTGATCTATATGGATTTCTGTCCAAGGACTGGCACACCATGTATTGTTTGAGGTAGGAATGTAGGGTGTGTTCTTTTCCACTTACTAGCTGTCTTTTCCGACACTATGCAAAATAGATTCAAGAGTATCAAAGTCATCTCTATGTTTACCAAACTCACCTTTTGATGCTACCTTAATTGCTTTAGTAAGGATAGCTGGTTTGATTCCCATTTCTTCTGCTATATGCTTGACCGTGTCTTTCAATCCCTCGTTTAAGGTTTCGACTTCGCCAATGACTTGTGATCCTTCTTGAATTAGCCTTTTAAGTTTTTCAATATCTTCATTACTGAATGAAATACTCATATGCAAATTCTCCTTCTGTTAAGTTAAGTTTATATTATATACGTTAACTAGTTATTAGTCAAGTTCAATCTTGCCTTGTTTGCAACATTATTGATTATGTTTTGCATGGTATTATTTTCTTTCCATTCGTTAACACATTCAAATATTGCTATTGCAAATAAACGCTTGGCCATATCGTTATGGAGCATATACTCATATTTATGGTAAATGTAACATATTGTCTTTAGTTTATTAGATACATTATTTTTATCAATGTCTAGTTCTGTATAGCTATTAACCATCTTATATTCTTTTACCCATTGTATAATATGTGTATTACTGTGTATATTTAATTTATCATATACTATTTTTGGATCATCTAGCCAATCATGCATTTCTAGTACATAATCTGCGTTAGTTGACCACATAGTATCTATAGATAAAAATTGCGTATATACGTGTTTCCAAGTATCAAACAAGTCAGTAAACTTGTTCATTATACTACTATACTCTCTTTTTAAATACATATCTAAATAATTAAAACAATTTTTTCCCATGACTGTAGTAATTACCTTTACGGGTAAATTAAACTCATCACGCCATTTCATTATATCGTTTGTGTTAGTTGCGTGTGTAAACAATGCAATATCTTTGTCTATGGTCCAATTATCACATAATGTTCTTAATGTATCTAAGGACATAATTTCGTTGTTTCTTACGTCTTTGTTATATATTTTATCATACTCATATGATATATTCCACCAGTCATTTATTGTAACTGCTTTATTGAATGTACCGTTTTCATCTATGTAAAGATTATGATGAGTTGTGTTATAGAACTGTGGACTTTGATTTATGATATAAGTTAATGCACTAGCACTTATTGCACTACGAGTACATACTAGATAAATGTGCTTCATATTTGTTTCCTATTGAAAGATGCAAGAAGGAATATTGTACGTTGTTCTTCCAGTTATCTTATATGAGTGGAATCCGTACCCATTCCATTCTGCTTTGTTGGTTCCTCTTGTTAGAGCCTTTCCAGTTTTAACATCTATGTACCTTTCATCTTCAGGACCAAATGCTACTACTGTACCTGGGTCAAATTTAAATTCTTCTGGATCCTTGTTACGATTTATAAAAGGAGCCTCAGCTAATTTTGTCTTGAACATATTTGCAAGTTCATCTTGATATCTATCGTTAATGTAGTTAGTAAAATATTCTAATTTGGCAGATGGAGTATCTCTTTCTAATCCATCAGTACAACGAAAGGTTCCTACTTTGTATCCAAAGCTCAACATAATAGCAATTATTGCACCAGTAAATATACCTTCTGCTCTGTTAGCTATATCATCTATATCTTTGGCTAGTCTGTCACCTGCTCCATCTAACCAAGCCTGGTTAGTTTTAGCACATAACATAATGGCTGGTGCTTGAAGTACTGGTAACATATGCTCCTGAAATTCATGTTTTTGATTCCACATATTATAAACGTTTTCCATCAACCATTTTCTGAATTCTAAGTCTCTATCACTACTGCCAAGATATATCCATACATCAGATTTTATATTGCACTGATATGGTAAGTTGTTTAATGCTGTTTCTAGATATTTTAGATGTTCTGGATTAATTTCTCTATTAGTTTCTGAAAACTTTCTAACTGTGTACCTATTTTCCCAAGCTTCTATAGACATAGTACTACTTTCTCTTTTTTTCTAATTTCTCTAATCTTTCCATTATTGTAGGATATTTTTTTGCAAACCTACTTTCAGTTTTTAGTATTTCTAAGTTGTAACGATCAGCCGCCCAATGCATTATGTTCTCTATTTTTTTAAAAAACCATATACCTACTTTAGTTCCTTGGAACCAATTAGCAAATGCACTTCCTATAATTCCGCCTGCTATTGCTTTTAATGCCCAATAATACCAAAACATCATATGTTATACCTTAGCCTTGTTTAGTGTAAGCTGAGCCCATTGCTCTCTTCCTGCACCTGCTTGTGTAGGAATAATACTTATACTTGTTGAGTTAGCTTGTCCGCCTCTTCTAAATGCAATTAAATCATTTTCATTTTTAATCATAGCAAACTTCTCGTTAGGGAAACTACATAGTAATAGAGCGTCAAAATCATCTCTATTTTTATACCATGCAAAGTTTGCTTTTAAATATTCGTCTTCAATTTGTTCTGGACTATCTGTACTACCAAATGCTTTTATAATTGGTTGTGCAAAGTTTTCCATATCCATTGTTAACAGTTCACTTGCAATTTGTTCTCTTAATTTTTTACTGTCTGCATCATTAAGTGGTAAGTCTTGTGCTAGTGCTGGAACAAATTTACTTAATCCCAACGAACCACCTTTACCACCGATAGCACCCATAACTGTTGGAATTCTTTCTGCGTATTTGTCTAATACCGCTCTTTTAGCTTTTTGTGATCCACCACCGTAACCTATACGTCCACCTGTGCTAGATACTGCTGATTTTAATTCTACTTTTCCAATACCATCAACTTCAAGATCACCTTCACCTGCCGCTAATCTAATTTTGTTAGTTAAACAAGCCAAAGCATATTCACCTGGACCTTTTTGTTTTTTACCAGTTCCATAGTTCTTTAATGCATGAAATACTTTAACTGCCGCTGGGTGTTGGAATACATTGCTGAATGTAGTTAGTGGAGAATCTAATGCTCCAACATCAACAACGCCACCCTTTTCTAACATATCTGTCATACCTGAAAGTGATTTAAAATCATTATCTGATTGAGAAATAATAGTAGTCATATCTTGTACTACTAGAGCTTTTTCTTTATCACTTAATGGTTCACCTTCTAATGGTACTGCAAATGCGTTTGAAATGTTTTGACCAATTTGGCCTGTGTTTAATACTTTATAAATTCTATCTAATAGTTTAGCATCTTCTTCGTTGTCAGCACGAAGTCCAGATATAGCAGAGATAATACCTTGCTTTTCTGTTTCCAGATCATCATATTCTTTTAGTAGAAATAGATCATGTAATCTCATTATTCTCTCCTATGCCTTTTTACAGTCGTTGACTGTTTTGCCTTTGTTCTTACCGGTGCCTGGTTTGGTACCAACTTTTTTATATCCTGGCCAACACTTGTCTGGTCCTGCTGTAGCTTTTGCTTCAGTAGTTGCTGGTTCTTTTTTCTTGCCTATAAATGCAGGCATATTTGGATTAGCATTTAAATCTGGTGTTTGTACTTTATCCATATTTTGAATATCGTATGTTGGCTCAATACCTTTTGAATATAGATAATTTACAAATGACATAATGTCTGCATCTTTACCTTCTATTCTAGCAAATCCTTTTTCTTTTAAATCTTTAATTGATTGTGGAGCATTCATTAATGTAAGGTCTAATCTTCTTGCCATTGCATTAATTGCTTTCATTAAGGCATCTGGATTTCTGCTATAGTCTATATCTAGTACTATTCTTTCCATAATAGTTTCTGTAGCTTCTACAATATTAGATTCTTGAATGTCTACTAAACTTGCGGCCATATCGCCCATAGCTAAACTAACGTTATCACCATTTCTTTTGTATAGGTAGTATTTCATTCCACCTGTTCCACCATCTTTGCTTTTTTGTAATAATGTAATTTTTTCTAAAGGACGTAATTTTGAACTTGTTTTTCTACCTACTACAAATGGTTTATACTTATCAGCTCTTCTAATAACAGAGTCAAACCATAAGCCAATTTCTTGACCTGGCTTTAATCTATCAAACGCAGAAACTTTTTCTGGCATTGACATAGTTTTTACTGTAGAGTCTTCTTCTTTTAAAAATAGCTGATCTAATCTCATATTACTTTCCTTGTCCTTTATATGGTTTGTACGAACGTCTTTTATGTTTATTCATACTAGACTTTTTAATCCTAGAGGTATTGTTTCCAATACTTGTTTTCTTTGGAGTAGTTTCGTGTTCTACAAATCCTTTATGCATTTTCATAATCGTTTTCTTTCAGTACTATTTAGTACAGTTTTTGCATCTACAAGACTTACACACTTCTATCATACGCAATTCGCCGCCATCACAAGCATAGTCTCGTACTTCTTGTTGTAAACTTCCACCGCAATGGCTAGGATGTCCACAATTTTGACAATGTCCGTTAGTATGCTCTATTGGCTTTTTAACGAACTCTGCCATCGTTTATTTCTTTAGTTGTTTCCAAAGTTGATCTACTAGTTTAGCTTTAGTTAATCTTTTGTCTAATTCTATACCATAAATTCTACCAACTTCTTCTAATCTTCCTTTTGTCATGCTTGACAAATCTTTTTTAGTTTTAAATGAAGGTTTTACAATAATAGGTTTAATTTCATTTTTCTTTGGTTCAACTTCGTCAGTTAAAACTAAAGGTTTATCATTAACACCTAATACGGTTTTAATCCAATTAAATATCATTTTTTATCTCCTGGTTTAGAAGCCTCTATTTTCTTTTTCATATCAGCTTTTGTTTCTCTCCACGAACGTATTTTCGTGCCTAACTCTGACTTCTTTTTCTTTTCAGCTTCTGTAGTCATAACTTTAATTAATTTCATTTTTGCATTGTTAGGAATATTTTCTTCATAATCATCATCACCATATGCATAAACTGCTATGTCTTCATCACTCCAAGGTAATCCACCTTGATGATCATGTCCTTGATGAATACTTGAATCGCCTTTTGCAATCATATCATCTAAACTTAATGCTTGAACTTCTTTATCACTAGCTGGATTTATAGAAACAAATCTAGCTTTATCATCTTTACGATGTCCTGTTAATCCACTATTGTTACGGTACTCAATTTTATAGTACTCGCCACCTGGACCTTTTATGTAATCTGTTTTAGGTGCAAACGTATCTAGTTCGTTAAGATCTTCTGACTCATATTTTCCACCCCAATTAATCTGTTTTGCTATGCTTGGTCCATTTTTGTTTGCATTCTTATTCGCTTTAGCTCTTAATGGATTTTGTCCTACAACACTAGACAAACTTTGTTTAACATTGTTAGCTACAGTATTAAATGATTTTTTGATATCAAATTCATTTACTTTTTTCTCTCCGTATGTTATACACGGGTCTTGTCCACATCCACAATTTTTAGTTTTAGCTTCTTCTACATTATCGTCATCAAGTAATCCTTGTTGATGTTTAGCAAGTTCTTTCATTGAATCAAACTCACCTGTTAGCTTACCATGTTGATATGATCTAAATTTACCATTAATATTAGTTGCTGATAATCCATACTTGTTCATCATCACATCTTCTGCTTTAACATCTTCGTCCATTCCATATTTCTTTTTAAATTCTTGTGTAGATGGATTTTGTTCTGCAGGTACTATTTTTAATGCTCTTTCAGTAGCACCCATTAGTCCGTCAATGCTTTTATACATAGTAGTAAGTTGGTCGTGTATATCGGCTGTACCTGTTGGGTTTTTACCTTCCCACTCTGTAGCACCGTCCATAACGCCTAGACGTTCAATATGACTCTTAATATCTGCTAACTTGTCTTGTAATTCTTCTAATGACTGATATTTTCTATCGTCCATAAAATCTTCTTCAATATCTTGTTCTACTACTGCTTCATTTGATGGTAGTAGTCTTGCAACATTATCTTTAAGGTGTGGATATTTTTTAACAATGTTTTTTGCATAAATTTTTAATACTTTTGGATCCATATCAACCATTGGCTTTAATAATTCCATATCGCCTGGTCCTAAATCACCTTCACTCATTTTTCCCATTGCTTCTTCTTGTGATTCTAATGAAGGTAAGTATTTGCCAACAATCTCGTTACGAGCATTAATTTCATCTGATAGTATATGTCCACGAGCATAATGATTTTTTGCAATCTGTTCCATTTGCTCAATTTCTTCTGGAGTACCAAATGCTTTAGCTAATTCAACACCATTTTCTGTGTGATAGTTTTTATCTTCATTTGCATCAAAGTCTGCTTTTGTAAATTTGTTTGGAGTTTCTGCTACAATGTTTGCTTCACCTTCGTGGAATTTAAATCCACTTGGATCACCAACTGCGTCTGCTTCATATCCTGCTTTAGCTAAGGCATCTGCAATAGTTGTATGACCACTGTAAGTATCAATTTGAACTACGTTGTGTCTAGACTCATCTGGTTGACAATGAGCTTGTAATCCCATATCAACAAGTTGTTTTGTAATTTGATCACAATCAGTATCGTTTATTCCACGTTCTTGATCAATGTCTCCATCAATTTGAAAATAATGTTTTTGTGCTTCTGATTGTCCTTCGTAACCTGCTTCGCCTAAGTCTAGTACTCTCATTGATCTGCTCCTATTTGTTTGCTTTATTTCTAGCTTTTTTAACTGCTTTTTTATACAAATCTTTTGCAAAAACTTTTAAGTCAGCATCTCTTTTGTCATCAAATTTCATTTCTTCATTAATGCTTTCATCTTTTTTCTTAGATGCTTGAAACTCTTTAGACATTTTAGTATACTCGTCGCCTTTTAGATCTCTAACTGATTTATTGTATTTGTCTTTTAACCATTTTGTGAAATCTGTTTCAGGATCTTTTTCTTCTACTACTGACTCATATGCACCAGCCATTACTTCTTGTGGGGCTATAGTTGGCATTTCGTCTTGTGGTTCTTCGCCTGGTATTACTGCTGGCACTTCTGGTTCTTGTGATTGCTCCATTGAATTGTACTCAGTATAACGACGTACTGCGTCAATGTCTTTTGAAGCTTGAGCTATTTTACTTTGAACCCATGGTTCTAAGTCTGATCTATCATCAATTAATCCATGTAAGTTAATTGCATCACGTGCCAGGAAGTATAGTTGTGAACGTGCCATAAACCCATCATCATCGTCAGAGTCTAATACACTTTCTTTAATTTCTTTTTTTGCTGATTCTTCCATTTGCAAATGAGCTACTGCTCCCATATGTCCTTCTTCTAACTTGTCATACAAGTTATCAAATGCTTCATTAATATCTTTCAACCATGAAATATCTCCGCCTACTTCTGCGATAGCTTTTTCTAAATTTTTACCTGGTTGAAATGCTTTTTGTAATCTGTTTACATCGTCCATTACTCTATTAAAAGAGTTGTCGATTTTAGTTTCTTTTCCAGTCATTGTCGTTACCTTTTTGTAATACCTGCAGAAGCTCTGCCCCCACGTTTTCTTGTATTTTCTAAATCTTCATATGTACTTGTTATAGCTTTAATTTTAGCTGATAAAACTCCGTGTTGGTGAACATAATAATCTATAGCTTCCCAATCACCGCCTTCAGCTTTCTTTGCTAGATCTTCAAACATACCTTTAACTTCTCTTTCAAGACCTTTAAGACTGTATACTGCCATACCCGGTACATGAACTTCTGGATCCATTGGATCATCTGGGTTCTTTTTATATACCTTCTCGTTTACAGACTCGCCAACTGTAACAGGTTTGTTATAGCCAACTTTAGGTAGTTTTAGTTTACCGTCACCTAAATATCCTTTAGGATCAACTGCACGTCTGATCTGCTTCTTTTTACCAAACAATGGGAAACTAACACTGGCAAAATTACCAGACATTGTATCGCCACCATCGGCATCTTCATTTACTATATCAAATACTTTCATACAAGTATTTATCTAATTTGTTTAATATGCATTAGTAATTGAGGGTCGCACTCATTAACTTGAGTACATTTTCCCAAGTTTTAGGTATATTCATTACTAAATGTAGACTATTGTCTTTCCAGGCATGAGTTCTGTGTGTCTTTTTAGTATTAATGTAATATACTCCGCCTGCTTTAATAGGCCATGTACGCCCATCCATATGCCACTCATATGCATCATGCGTTACATTGTTTGATATAAATGCACATACTCTAAATGTATCTCTAGTTAACAAAGGTTGGTCTTTGTGTGGTGGGAACCAGCCTCCTGCACCAGAATTTACTATCATTGTACGTCCTAGTGGTTTCCAATAATCTAATAATGGATGTAAACTTTTTAAATCGTGATATAACTGTGTTGGCACATTAAAGTCTAATTCACTTAACTTTCTACCTGTACGCCTACGTGCTTCTGGCATACTTAAACTATCCCAAGGTTTGTCACCTTCAAGTCCTACTACACACAATCCTTCTCTATTGTTTACTACACCTTCTCTACGAAGATATGGTACCCATTTGTCATCATATGCTTTAATTTCTTTTTTAAACCAACCTAAATCTATTTCCCATTTAAGTGGTTCAAAATCACATAATGCATCTAGTTGTAATTCACACTTGATATCTTCAGGTGTAGGCTCTCCCCACGTCTTACCACTTTCAATCCATCTATCATAGTAACCAGCTTGTTTTTCTTGGTTAGCTTTTGGAACTGTGTTAAGTTCTTTTCCGTCTTTATCAACTTTACTATAATCCATATCTATTCCTCTTCATACTTTCTTTTAATCTGTTTGCTTATATTTCTATCAGCTTTCTTAGAACTATTTTCAGCTTTCTTTTTCTTAGCTAATACTTCTCTTCTAAGATGTGGCTCCAATTTACTTAAATGTTTTACTGGTGGAGCACCTGCCCAGACTAGTGCGTCATCTTTTGAGACACTATTCATTGGACCATGGTTATCTTTAATAAGGTCTTTATCAAATTTCTTTCGAGACATATAAGATATTTAGCTTACAAAATTTACTCTTATTTTTGCTTTCTCAGCTACCTTTAAACTTGCTCTGTTTTTTGGATTAATAACACACCATAATTGTTTTTTTCCAAATAAACCTTTACACTCTGTTACGGCTCTTGTAGCTATGCCTTTATTTCTATACGTAGGTGAAACAAAGTATGCTGTTTCTAATGATTCCTTAACTTCTATAGCTCCTACTAACACTCCACCATTAACCCATATCCCATATGTATTATAGTCTGAAATGAAAGTTTTTGCAACCTCTTTTGTAAAAGGCCAGGTTAGATGACATTTAGAAGCAGTATCTTTATCAAGTATACGTCTTAAATGAAATGCATCATTAGGCTTTAAACGTTTTACAGAAACTTGCATAGAGTAACTTTACTCTTTCATTAGTTTTGCTATTCTTGGTTTGAATAGCTTTTGTGCACCTTTAGTAGTTTTTAAAATGGGTTGATTATGCTCATCTACTCCAAATCCTGTTACTGTAGCTTTACGATTTTTAAATCTTCCTACATATACTTCATCACCAATATTAATTGACGGAAGTTTTAATACATCTTTAATTTTCATATTTTTTCTTTAGTTTCCTTTGTTCTTGTCTATTCATTTGATATTCTAAACTTTCTGCATCAGCCTGCATAATAGAATGAGGGAAAGCAATGAAAGAATTTGGTACTGTAAACTCAAACATTTTTGCTGAATCTAAATCAATGCAAACTAATAGATTAGCACCGTGATGCCAACGACCATCACTTAAAAACATATTATTATAATTTAAATCTTTATGTACTAAATTACATTTGTAATCTATATTATATTTTAGTAAATTATGTATAAATTTATAATAAGCAAACTGTAGTAATTTAAAATCTTTTATTTGTCGATCAATAGAATGTTTATAACTTTCTGTACGTGTTTTAGTAAAAGGTGCTCCATGTACTTGTTCCATAACAATTCTTGTTTTAGAAAGTTCTAATATTTTTGGAAAGTGTCCATATAGCCTTCCAAAGTTGTTTATATGTTGCTTCCATTCGTCATTAAACGATTCTGGACTTAACTGTGAACCATCTTTAAAAGTTTTTATTATTACACCATTGTCTTGTTCAACAATTGATCTATAATCTTCTTTTAATATCATTTACTTTTCTTTTTACCTGATTTCATATTAGCACACCAGTGATACATTTTTGCTTTTTCACCGCTGGCTTTTTTTGCTTTAGCTCGTAATTCTGTTACACTACCGTTACAACTTGCACCTGCTTTTTTCACTCTGCCTGGTTTTGATTTGCCTTTTACTTTACCGTCTGCAAAATTTTCATCTGCTTGTTGATAGTTTTTACGTTTTTCATATTTTGTAGGCTTATCCATACTTCTTAAATTTTTTAGTTTTTTATCTTTTACAAGTTTAGGTTCTTTATTTTCAACTAGTACATCATCACCAAACATAACTTCATATGCTTGTTTTAAGTTTCTCCAGTCTATATTTTTATATTGATGCCCCCACTCCATAGCATAATATCCTAGGCTATGTCTATAAGGTGCTTGATCTTTTAACCATTCATGAAACTTTGTTGCCGCTCGTTTATACATACCAGGACGTATACTCCTGTTCATAAATCTACTTATTGCATGAACAAAATCACCTTCTTCTAATTTTGAAACTGTTGCATCTGCATTTTTATCTGAGTGTTGTATTCCTATTCCACCTGCATTTTCCCATTTTTGAATATTGTCTCCATAGTCGTCAATTAATACATTAGGAGTTCCGTCAGGTTGTTTTGCATACGCACTTTTATTATGCGTTATAATAACTCTTTTAGGTGCAAAACCTGAAAGCATCTTTTTGACCCATTCACGTTTTTGTGGTTCTGAATTTGGATCATCTGGTAAAGGAGAACTTAATATAGTATAGTTTCCTTTTACTTTTTTAATTGAATTTAATAACTTTGAAGCATTTGGTGTAAGTGGTAAATTAATCCAAAAATCTTTTTGACTTCTAATCATATCCAATGCAGAATCAACGTCTTTGACTTCTTTCCAATTTTTAACACCAACCATTTTAGTCCATACTCCAAAGAAGTCTGCTAGTACGCCGTCCATGTCAACGTATATCTCAGCTTTTGAATCTACACCTTCATTTATGATTTGGTTAATTTTCATTGTTTTACACTCTTGGCTTTTTAACTACAGGTGCTTGGATATTAGTACTAAGATTAGCATTGTTAGGTTTAAATTTAAAAGTTGTACTCATATCTTTTCCTTGCCTCACATCCTGTGATGCTTGTTTGTCTAATTGTTGATTTCGTACTTTATCAAAAGCCTTTGTAGTAATTACTTTTTCTTTATAGCCCAATGCTTTGTTGTTTGCTCTAATTGCATCTGGATTAGCAACGGTTACTTTAGGCATTACTATTCCAGTTGTGATTTCATTTATTTTCATAACTATTTCCTTATTGAAAACTTTCCTGGCTGTGCTACTAGTGTACCTTGGCCGCCGCCTAGCTTATAAGTGGCTTTATCTACTTTGTATTTTCCATTACCAGTATTTGTAGTGTTTACTGCAATGTTACCAGAAGATATATCTGTGTTAGTTTTGATTCCATTTACTTTTGTAATATCTATAGATGATCCACCTGCGTTAGTATTGAATGTATTTTTAATAGATCCATCTGCGTATTGTGTTGTTTGCGATCCACCTATGTTAGGAGTGCTTCTAGAAATCTCATTTCCACCTACAGTTTTTACTGTACCTGCACCTGTCTTTTTTGTTACAATTTCATTTATTCTCATAATGTTTCTCTTACGTTGTATAATGTTCTTCTGATTTTCTTAAATTTTCAGTTAGCCTATCGTTAGCTTCTACTAACTTTTTATTTTCTTCTACTAACTTTTTATTTTCTTCTACTAACTTTTTATTACGATCTTTTTCTTGTTGTAGTTCAGCAGTACCTCTATATCCATACTCTGTATACATTTCGTTTTTGTCCATTTAAATCTCCTTTACAAGTTTTTTAAATTCCATAGCATTATCCAAAGCACGTTCAATATCTTTTTGTTTAAATCCAGTTGCGTCAAAGTAATATTGAATAACTCTTCTAGCAACGGTAGGAGTAACATCAACTAATACATCACCCATTTTTACTGGAAATGCATTGTTGTCTTTTCTACTTGCTAGGTTCATTAACACTTTCATAGGCTTTGATTGTTTTACTACTTTTTCTAATAGTACTATTTGTTCTTCTGTTAACCCAAGATTGTATAATACGTGTGGATTGCTATTCTTACGAACTTTATCATTTATTAAAGATGTTGGTTTGCCGCCTTTATTCATTGGGAATAGTTTGGCCGCTTGACGTTCTGTTTCACCTGGTTGAACATCAACTGTTGTGTTTACGCCTTTTACTATAACACCTTGTTCTGATAGTATTTCATTAACTTTCATAAGTATGCTCCTTTTATATATTTATCGATTTATGCAGTTGCTTGAATGTTTTTGGCCAATCTGTACCTCGTAAAACATCCAGTCTGTTTAGAAAATCTACTGATTCGTTATATAATAGTTCATTATTGTTTAAATTATTTGTTAGATAGCTTATTAAATGCTTTATTTTATCTTTGTATATAGAGTTATTGTACATATCAATAAGCTCTAATTTAGCTTGTTTTGGTAGGTGTTTTGGATCAAATATCTCTGGTGCTGATAATATTCTAATATTAATATAATAATCTTTAAAATGATCTACTAAATTTAAAAATGTATATGCATTTAACATTTGCCAAGTTATACTTATTTCAACTTTTGTATTTGGTACTAGTTCCTTAATACGTTTTATGTTTTCATCTAGTTTGTACCATTTGCTAGGAAAACGTATATAATTATTTTGTTCTCCATAATCGTCAATACTAACTCTTAGCATCAATGTTTTAAATTTACTCCATTGTTCAATAGCTCTTTGATGTACATTTGTAATATTTGTATCGTATTCTAGTGTAACATTTTTACTTACGCCCTTGTCTATTAGCTTTTGTAAGAATACATAGTGTTGTTCTATGAGCATAGGTTCGCCACCAACTAGATATATATGTTCTAGTTGATCTATATTCTTTTCCATTTGTTCCCAGAAGTTGCTACTTGTATACCAATCATATACATCACTATCAACTCCTTTATTTTTAAAAAATATTTTTTCGCCAGAGTCTTCAAAATGATCTGTGTCATGCATATGAGCCCAATCTTTGTACCACATACTGCTACTTTGTGGTCCACACATAACACACTTTAAGTTACATAGATTGCCAAAACGTAAATCCCAATATACAGGCATTTGTTCTGTACTTCCATCTTCTTTTGTGATCTTTAATGCTTTCTCATAGTCAATTAGATGCTTGTACATCCTGTTAGTAAACATACGTCTACTTTGACCACCATTCTTTTCTTTAACCCAACACGTATTACACTCTATTGGCTTATAACCCTTTAAGAACTTCTTACGAAGATTACGAGTATATTCACTGTTGTGTATTTCTTCTATAGTATCTGTTTTGAAGTTGTGTCCTGTTTGACCGCCACTGCCTTGCTCGTAGTTGCTCATTAAACAACATACTCTACTTGCACCGTTTGTTTTAGTCGCTGAGTGTATCCAAGGTATACTGCAAAAATTACTGTTGTCCATTGCTCTGGATCCAATCTGAAAGCTCTGGATCAAAGTCACCTAATTTTACTACACCGGTATTATCATAATAATCAACCCAATGCTTAACTGTTTTTGCTCTGTTAGGATCTGGGTTAAATGGTTTACGCATTTCATTAATTACATGATCAACACCTTCAAGTTTGTGTTTATATTTTTCAAAGAATTCCAAAGGCTTTGCTTTAAGTTTATCAGGAATATTTTCCATCAATATTTCTGTTTTATTTACTACGGGTCTAATTTGTACTTTTGCTTCAGGATAATGCTCCCAAAGATATTCTACTAATTTTGGTATTTGTCTAACACCTAAACTATTTGCAGTAACATCCCAAACTCTTAATTTAAAGTGTTTGTAATACTGATCCATTACTTGTAGTTTTTCTTCCCATTTTGTATCTTGTCTAATCCATTCATCTGCACCACCCCAACCATCAACACTAAATCTAATGAATACGTTTTCAACCTTTTTTAGTTGTTTTAGATCTTTTTCTCTTAATAGTCTTGTACCGTTTGAATTAATAACAAACCTAGCATTGGGTGCTAACGACCCCAAACGTTCTACAGTTGTTGGAAAGTTTTTTAAATAAAAAGGTTCGCCACCTGCTAGATAAACGTGTTTTAGATTTTTATCTACACTGGTGATAATGTTTTCCCAAGCACGTTCGTCATCACTCCAATCATAATTGCTTTTGTGATATTTTTCTGCTTCTTTTTCTAGTCGACCTTCTTTCCAATTAAAGTGATCTGCCATTTGCTTATGGTCTTTTAAAATTTTGTTACTGTTACCAGCAAAACACATTACACATCTAAGGTTGCATACATTACCAAGTCTTAGATCTAATGCGTGTATTTTTTCATCTTCAAAGGGTACACCCTTGTTGATCATACCTAATGCTTTTTGTCTAAAACTACGTACACCATCACGTTCTGGATCATAGCACTTAAAACAACCCATAGGTTCTCCGCCACTAGCAATTTCTTGCCTGACGCTATGCATTTCAGGACTATTCCATATTTCACTCAACTTGTAGTCTTTTATATGATATTGATGAAGTTTGTTCTTTAGGTTTTTACAACATAAAGCAACATACCCATCATTGTCTACAAAGGTGAAATTATTCGTGTATATACAGTATTTTTCTGGCATGGCTTATTATAACTAATATATTGAAAAATGTCAATTAGAGATCTTTAATTTCGTCTGGTATTCCAATATCTTGGACTACTTTACTATCTTTTAGATTATCAATGACTTTCTTCTGTTCTTCTTGAGTATAGCTCTTTTTCATTGCATCTAACAATGATTCAAAACTGTTTAAGTCCTTTGCACTATTTAACCCAAGTTGTTTTGCGATTTCATCAGCTTGTTTCCATGGACCGTCTATAACTTTATTTTGGTTCTTTTTGGTATAACCATTACCATTTTTTGCTGGAACTGGAGTACGTAGAACACGTACTAATCCATCTGTGGGACTCCACATAAAACGTCTACTTTCTAAAGGTCTTCCATCTTCTACTTCAGCTTGACTATCATCTCTATTATGAACTGCGGCCATAGTAGCTACCATTACGTTACGGAATACACCTTTGTATTTTGATTCATCTTCACTTGGTGAATGGAAGTAAGTTTTTAACCAACCCGGATCACCTGGCATGAAATCTACTTGTACAAATCCTGTACGTGGTCTTCCATCTGATTTAGATTTATCAAAGTTCTGAATTTGTACTTTTGTCATTATAACACTTGACTTTGCTATATCTTTAATCAACGGATTCTTTTTAAGCTTCTCAACAAACGCTGGAAGTTCTTCAGGTGGGAGATTCAACGCTACATCAATGTCTCCACTGAACTGTCTTTTACCTACACTACCTAATGTAAAATCTTTTAGATCTAATCCTAATGATTTTTCTAGTTGTTCTAGTGTTGGATTTATTTCATCTATATGGATTGCACCAACGCCTGGCATTGCTCCGCCTTCCATAATAATTGATTCATTTAATTCTGTTTTTACAAATGGTCCTCTACGAAGTGTTTTAAATGATACATTAGCTACTTCACCTGCAAATTCTTCTGGTCTAAGTATTCCTAACTTAACACTTTTAGTAGCATTATCAATACTAATTAATTCAAAATCTATTTTTTCTTGTTTAACGCCTTTCCAAGTTAAGTTATGCCCTGTAATATTTTTATGTACTTTTCCACCTGCTACTGCTTGAGCTTCTTTGGTTACTGACGAGTTTAACTTTTTATCATACATCCAGCTTTGTGGACCTTTTAGTTGAACATTAGTTCTAGTAACTTTTCCAGTTCCATGGTCATATGTTGTATTTGTTCCACTTCCTCCTGGTCTTATAAATCTTTTTGTAGTAGTACCTGTAGTTCCATTGGCTGTCTTATTTAAATTTGATACTTTACTTAACGATGTACCGCCTGTATCAGAAGTCTTGCTTATATACTTACTGAATGTTTGATTTGTACCATTTCCAGTTTTATTTCTTGTATTACTAACTCTAGTACTAATACTGTTTTCACCAAGTAACATTTTATTTAATTTGTCATTTTCAAATGTTCCATACTGTTGTGTCCATTTATATAAGTTTGTTTTGTATAAATCATTGTATCCCATCATACTACCATCGCCACCTTTTCTTTTTCCACCTTTTTTATTTTTTGCATCTACTTTAGCAGTACTAATAGCTTTTGTGTCAATCTTAGGAGGATTTGCTACAAATGGTGGAACTAGTATTTTTGTTCTATCATGTGGAATATTAACTGGTTTGTCTACTACGTTTGTTCCTATATTTGTATCAGGATAATCTACTGCTGGAATTTCTGGCTGTACAATTACAGATGGTGGAGTTCCAACCTTAATTGGTTCTTTTACTGTTGTATCTCCAGTAGTTGTAATATCTTTTGGCGTAAAGTCAGCTACTGGTAAAGGATTTTTTTCTAAATCTCGGACAAAATTATTATCTGATGTGGTTGCTATATTGTCTATTTTATCATTTTGATATTTGTCATTAGCCGCCGCATCTGCTTTTGCTTTTGCATCTGCCTGTGCTTGTGCATATGCTTGACCTTTTGCTATTAGATTAGCATCACTTGCTTTTGTTTGTGCATCTGATTTAGCCGCCGCATCTGACTTGGTTGCTATATCATCTATTTTATCATTTTGGTATTTGTCATTAGCTTGTTGTGCTTGTGTGGCCGCTACTTTGTTAGCAAGTGCTATTAATTTGTCATCACTTGCTTTTGTTTGTGCATCACTTGCTTGTTGTTGGGCTACTGCATTACCAAGTGCTATTAACTTTTCATCACTTGCTTTAGTTGCTCTATCATCTGCATTTGCTTGGGCTACTGTTTGCCCAAGTGCTATTAATTTTTTATCACTTAATTCTGTTGCTTTAGCATCTGCTTGTGCTTTTGCTACGTTATTTGCCAATGCTATTAGATTAGCATCACTTGCTTTTGTCTGTGCATCTGCTTTTGCTTGTGCTAATTCTACTGCTTTTTGTTGTGCGGCAATTTCTGATGCTCGTTGCCCACTTGCATCTTGATAATTATTTTCTAACTCTGTCTGTATTGCTGATACTACTTCTGGACTTACTACTGCTATTTGTTTAACAGTTTCTTCTGCCGCTTTATTTGTAACTAAAGAAGCTACATAATCTTTAGCAATAGTTTCTGGATCAACACCATCAGCAATTTGCTGATTCATTTTATCTGCCGCCGCATTAGTTTGAGCAATAATTTCTGCTGTTTCTGCACTTATACTATTAGTTTCGAGTGCTTGTTTGGTTAATACTTCAGTACCTGCTACTAGCTCTGAATTTAATTTATCATTAGTATCACTTACTATCTCATTACTTAAATCTTCTACACCTCTAACTTTATCCCATAGTTCATAGGCTAATAAAGCTGATGCCGCCATTTTTCTCTCAAGCCAACTAAAGTCAGCTTCATTAGCAACAATATATGCCGCGGCTGTTGTTGCTGTTGCATAAGCGCCTTGAGCTACCCACCATGCCGCTTTTGAATATCTGTAGGCTGAATAAGCCTGCCATGCTACTATACCAGCTGGTACTGCTATTGCGGCTGGTCCTGCTTCGTTAAGTTGTTGTATAGATTCAAATACTAATTTACTTTGTGTATTGCTTAATTTATATGATTCTTGTATACTAAATGCACTGGTTGGTATTATGCCTTTGTATGCTAGTGTACTATCATCATCTTGTACATTTGGATCATTTTCTAGGTTATCCTGGTCTAGTTGACTAGCATCTATACTCAACACAACAATGTCGTCAATGTATTCATCTGGTACTTCTTCATTTGCTTCTGCATGGCTACTAGCAATCTCTGGATCTTTAGCAAGGTATACATAACCCGGCTTACTATCTTCCCATTGCGTTTGAGCTCCACTACCGCCTAAACCATTCTTCATAATACTTTCTAGGAAAGGTCTGTATGTTGCATGGTAAAGCATAGGAACAACTTCCTCTATAGCAAACTCTTGATTGCTGGTTTTAAAATCTTGTTTACGCATTACAGTTTTAGCAATTAGATCTAGTTCGTTGTTTGCATTGTCCCAACGTAAAGCAAATGGTATGTTTACGTCTGTTGCTAAATCTTTTAGTACTGCTTCAGCATCTGGGCCAAGTTTGACAATATCTTTGCCCCATTTTTTATATTCTTGTTTGAATAAACGAGTCAGCTCACTTGCCGTAATCTGTTTTACATTACGTTCATCATTTACTCTATCTAAAAAATGTCGTGTAAATTCTACATCAATACCAACTTTTGCAAATAATCTATCTGCAAAGGTTTCGAGCTGATCTAGTTCGGTTTGAGTTAATTCTCTATCTACTTCGTTTATACGCATAACTGTATTTATCTAATTACACATAACGAGCATTTAAATATCAAATACACTATTAGAGCATATGTCGCATAGTGAGCCATTTGATCTAAAGTTTGTAATCTCCAAAAAGCCTTGCCTTCTTTATACCAACCATATTTTCTAGTAATATTTGTTTTAATAAAGTCAATATGCCAATGGAAAATATAGTCAATAAACGCAAATACAGCGGCGTACAACGGGTTTATAAAGAATAGTAGTACAATGAACGCACCTATTCCGTGATCTAATGAATGTATATGCAAACCTTTATTGAGGTATTTAAATTTGTCGGTTGGTGTTCTAAATGACTGAATTGCTAAATCACAAATTGCGTGTTTACACATCAGTGCAAAAAGTAAAAGGGCTTCGGTACCCATTATGCTGTCTCCTATTTTGTTGGCTTTTCACCAGTAAGATGTGGTCTTGAAAACCACAATTTAAACCATTCGTCTGTTCCTGGTTTAATCTTACGTTCTCTTTGAATTTTTGCTTTTTCAGATCCAATAATACTTATGTTAGATCCTTCAGGAGATTCAGCAACAGATTTGTTTACTCCTGCTAATACTCTTAGTCTTTCAATATCCATAACTACCAAGCTCTACATGACCAGTAACGTGCTTTTGTACGTGGTCCTGGATTATCACAGTTGTGTCTTGCTCTAAAACTTTTACGTCTTGCTGGGTTAGACTTTTTAATTTTCATAGTCTTTTCACCTTTTGATTTAGCACTTGTTCCGCCGTGTCCAAAGTTAACTTTCTTAACGTTTCCAGTCTTAGGGTCCTTGACATATACTTTAAACTTTTTAACATCACCACGCATTGGTTTGCCTAGTTTAACTTTTCGTCCTTGATATTCCGCTTCAGTAAGTTCTTCAGTAACTTTTGAATTTAGTTTTTGTTCTAAATCATATAAACGTTTTTCTAAATCTTTAAATTTAATATCTTGTCTGTGATCAGTATTTTGTCCACTTGATTTAGATGCCGCAACATCTGCTAGTAATGCTGATAATAAATTTTCAGCTTGTGGATAACGTGCTTTTAATTTTACTATTTCTGCTTGTGTTTTTGCATCAAAGCCTTTTAATGATGGCTCATCTTTATCTTCGTATTGTACAGAAGCATTTAATCCACCAAATCCATATTTCTGCGTTACACCTGCTAAATTAGTATCTATAGTTTGATTAGGTAAACCACTACCGCCTAAACCTTTACCAAATTTTTTCTTTTTCTTTACTGGAGTTTTCTTTTTAATATCATCAGCTTTCTTTTTAACTACTTTACTAGTTGTCTTACCTGCTACTGCTCCACCTGTTCCAGAAAATGCATCACGTTGTGTTTTAGTTAAAGATTTATTAGCTACTGTGTTAGGTACTGTAACTGCTGGTGTATCAACTTTTGCTTTTACTGCTGGTGTATCAATTTTTGCTTTTACTGCTGGTGTATCAATTTTTACATCTGGCGTATCAATTTTTACATCTGGTTTTTTCTTAAACATTTTTGCTACTGCTTTGGTTGCTTTTACTGCACCTTTTGCTATACCACCACCTATAATTGTAAGTGCCGCATCAGTACCAATTTTTCCTGCTAATTGACCTTTTGTGATTTCACCTCTGTCGTATGCTTTCTTTGCCTGCCATGCATCATATGCACTCCAAGCCGCACCGCCTGCCCATACTGCCGCAGGTATAAGAGGTAAGAATTCTTTTAATAGTTGTTCGCCTTTAGGAGCCATTTCTACTACAATACCATCATCTAAATATTCTACAAATTTAGATTCAATCATTACATCGCCAAATTCTAAACCTACTATATCGCCTGCTTCTGGTATTTGATCTATATCATTAAATTTCATATTATATCCAATCTACGTCTAACCATGTTGCTGGTGACTCAATTTCTTCGTCTGCTAAAATCTGTTCTAAATCTTCATTTGGAATCTGTGCTTTAATTTCGTCCCAATTTTGTATCATAGCTAAATGTATATAACCAGTTTGTTCCCATTCTTTGTTTAAATCATGGGTATATGTACCATCTACTTTTAATGAATCTGTTACAGTATGTCCTAGACTTATTAAATCATCACGATCTGAGTATTTCCAGCCAATAAACTCATCTTGACTTATTTTTGCGATGGGTTTAGGGGCTTCATTTATAATACCTGAAAGCTCTTTTAATCTTTGAATTTCATTCATTGTATGTCTCCTATTTGTAGTATTTATCAAATAAGAGCTGTTTGCTCCTCAAATGGTATACTAGCTAAATTCTTCATTTTAGCTTCTACCATGATATCAAAGTCTTTACGGAATGTTCCAGCCCATTCGTTAACGGCTGTATTCCACATATAGTCGCTATGGGCTCTTAATTTGGCTTTTTTGTATCCTTGCCCAATAAGGGCTTGAAAGTCTGGTTTATGTCCTGGTCTATCCGTGCCGATATAATCTTCACGGCTAACACTATAATGCATAGCAGGCCTAACACCCCGCCAGCTATCAATAACACGTTTAATTCTGTCATCGCTTGGAGTAATATATTCTCCGGCACTATGAACCCAGTGGTGGTGTATGTCGACAACTAATGCTACCTCCTTCTCAAGTTCAAGTGAGGCATCGAGACCCCACGAGTTTTCGTCGTTTTCAATAGTAATACAGTTTCTTGCTTCTGTAGACAATCTTGGAAGGACGGCTTTAATACCGGCTGGACCTTGACGACCGGAGATGTGGACGTTACACTTGAAGTCTTGCCAATTCTTACCGTAGCCCATCCACCTGATGATATTCGCATGATATTCAAACTCCTCTATACTACGTTCTACAATTTCAGGATTATCACTTGCTAGTACTGTAAACTGACCAGGATGCATACTAACACGTACACCTAGTTGTCTTGCAAGTTCACCTGCTCTACTATAGTACTTAGCCGCATAATCAACAACGTCAGTTCTCTTCCAAAAATATCGCCAATCTTCTTGGGTAGCACAAGGCAGTTGATTACTGCCAAGTCTAACCATTCGTTGTTGTTCTGGTAAGCTACCAACATATTCTATTAGGTTGTATACTGCTTGACTATTGTGAACCATAATGTCCCATAGTCTTTGTTCAGCTACATCTTTATGCTGTCTATTCAACCATGCCACTGTTGTACATTTTTCAGTAAGTGGCCTTTGTAGTTCTTCTAGGATTTTTTTCTTCTGAGTTTGATCGTGGTGTAAATATTTACAAGCAAAGCCTACTTTACCTAAAGACATATATTATTCCTATTATTAATTTTCTAATTTTTTACAAGTTTCTTTATCTGCTTCAAGTCCTGATTCTTTATTGTACAACCATACGTAAGAATATGCAACCTGATTTTCTACAGTTGTTGAACATTTTTTACCAAACGAAACTCTAGGGTTTTCTGGTATTGCACTACAACCTACTAAGAATGCTAGGACTATTATTGATATTATTGTTTTAGTCATTATTGCTCCTTTGTTGAATTTATTATAACAGATTATGTAAAGGAAGTCAACCTATGTTGCCCAAGATTTAGCTTCATCTCTTTCGCCACGTTGGATAATACGTTTATTGGTAATAATTGATACATGGTTAAATGTTGATAATTTATCCAAGTATTCTTTGTATTTTTCTTCGTCAAATGTATTAAAATATTTAAACACTAATTCACCCTTGTTTAGCTCTGCTATTTTAACAAATTTTTTCATATGTTTCTCATTGATTAATTCATGATGTAAACTTATATTAATTTTAGCATAATCAAGTAAAGTATTATACATTGTAATTGAAGCAGTTCCATTTGATAATAATTCTACGTGTCCTACATTATTACACATTTTTACTATGTCTAATATATGAGGATGTATTGTTGGTTCGCCACCATTTAGGTTAAAATAAACTTCTTTACCTGTTGGTATTTTTATATCATTAAACTCTTGTTGTATTTGTTCCCAAGATGGAAACTTACTGGTGTAACTGTGTATATCTGGAGCACAATAGGTACAAGAAAAATTACATCTTCTTAACAAATTCCAATCTACTACAAATTTTGTATTGACTAATAATCCTAGTTGTCCACAGGCAACAATTTTTCCATGATGTAATTGATAGGTTTCTAGTATATCTTTATTTGATAATTTTCTAACTTTTTCTCTTAATAAAAAAAGCCAATGTTCGTTTAAACCTTTAGGCAAATATATATCAGTAGGACATGAACATATTCCTACATTACAAGTTGTAGATTTATTACCACAGGCTGTATACCCTGTTTTACCAGTTTGTGAATTAATATTTTTTGTATGTGAAAATACTTCACAATCCCATCTTATAAAATCTGTTAGGTTATTTTTAATAAGGAAATGAGTTTGTGTTGATTTAAGGTTGCCGTCTTCTGTAAGAACGACAAAGTCGTTTTTAGAAATCATTTTATGCTACGCCGTTTTTACGCAACCATTCAAATATCTCTTTGTTATCAAACTGTGGACTTCTTCTATGACTCTCTGGTAATGAATCCCAATCTTTTAATGCAGGGTGACTTTTGTTCTTTGAACTAAAGTACAATCCATAATGCCAACCTTCTTTTAACATTTCGTCACGCCATCTATTATGATGCCACTTGTTAAGATCTAGTGTTGCTTTTTGTTTAACATCTTCATCAATGTCTATTTCAAAGTCTTGCATTGTATCATACATATTAGAAATTTCTATATTGAAGTCTGGCATATATTTGTATTCCCAAGCAGAAACAACAACAAATGTTTCATCTGCTGTCATGTCTCGTTTTAGTGGAACTACATAACTATGTGGTAATGGGCTTTCGTCATTTGTTCCATATTCCATATGTACTTCATGATCACCATGTTGATATGCAAATGCTATATCATCTGGCCCAAATTCTTTTACTGTTTTTAACCAATCAGCTACAAGTTCTGGGCTCAGTTGTTCTTTTGTTTTTAATATGATATGATGTTGATACATTAATATTTTCTCGCATCGTAATCTGCTTCAGCTGAGGCTGATCCTGAATATGAAGATCCGCTTGTTGAAGTAGGACTTGCAGTTGTTTGTACTACAATCTGTCCTGGATTTTCGCTTGTACTATTTACGTATAATCCAAACCATGCCGCACCGGCACCAACTACAACACTTACTAAACCAGCTTGTGGCATACTTGGTTCTGGTATTGCCATAAACCATTCTACTACTCTGTATAATAGGTAAATGTACATACTAATAAATGCACGTGGGAAAATACGCAATTTATCAAACCAATAAGGAAATGCTTCCCATCTTGAAACTTTACCATCATTGTTTATATCTGTCGTCATTTTGTAACTCCTAATTGTATGTAAATGTATTTATCAAGAAAAAGCCCAGTACACAATTAAGTATACTGGGCTTTTGAATTGTTTTAATATCTATAATTTAAATATTATAGACCTGCGTCTGCTACTGTTGCTGAAGCTAGAGTTCCGCCTAATGCTTGAACTGCTGTTTCTAAGTCAGCCGCGTCCCAAGATGAGTTTTCAACGTAACAGTTGAATGCTCCACCTGATTCAGCTCCTAGACCGATAACTGTACCTTTTGCTTGTACTGCTTCGATGAATTTTTCTAGATCTTCACCTGGTGCTACTTGTGCATCAATACCTGTTGCAGATGCTACTGCGAATACTGTAATAGGTGCGCCAAAGTTAACTTTACCGAACTCAATTACGTTTGCTGGATTTCTTGTTGCCATTTTAATTTCTCCTCAAAATGTATATTTAATGTTCTGTAGCTTTTGCTACTACATTTATTTATCATCTTTGCTATCTTTTTACGGTTTTTAGTTCCACAAATATAGTCCATTGTATGGTTCTACTTGCTTCACCTTGAACTGTAATCTTTAAACTACCGTTTACGGTGTCTGCAATAACGTCTGCATTCCACCCATCATCGTTCTCTACTAGTACTTCTTTAGCAGGAGATCCTACTAATGCGGTAGTTCCACTAGTTCTATCGATAATTCCTTTAATTTTTACACCATGATGTTCTGTACTATCTGCACCTACAACATGAATATCATACATAACTGTACTGTTATCTTCAATTTCTATTCTATTACCACTCATTAATAATACTTCAGTTACTGTTGCATCTGTTGTTGTAACTGATATAATAAAATTATCATGTGATGCCGCAACAACATTAGAAACTTTTGCTACTTGACTTACGTTAGCTTCAAATATTTTATCTCCAGTAGTTGCACCAGTAACTGCCGCATCAACATAATTAGTAGATGCTAATCCTGCAATACTTGGAATGTAAGGTTTATTAGCTAAATCATTGTAATCACCTGAGAATAAATTTGGTCTATTAACTAAATCATTATAATCACCACTAAACAAATTAGGTAAGTTTTGTAAGTCTGCATAATCAATACTAGAACCTATTGCCGCACCCAATGAAGATAAACTTACTGAACTAATAATTGTATCTGGGTCGGGTTCTACATTTAATAATTGTAAATCAGTACCAACAAGTTGTAAACTTAAATCTGCATTTCCTGCTGGTTTATTAAGTAAGTCAGTATAGTCACCTGAGAATAAAACTGGTGTGTTTGTTAAATCATTATAGTCACCACTGAAGTGTGGTCCACGTTCTGTTAATTTTTGATCTACATATGCTTCTGTTGCATAATTACTTCCACTAACACCTGTAGTTGCATCTATAGCTGGTGCCCATTCACTACCGTTCCATTTTAAAATCATTCCTGTTGATGGAGCAGTATTACTTACATCTGTTAGTCCGCCTAAAGAAGTAGCACCACCGCCACCTCCTGCATTGCTAACCCATACATAATCTGAACCATCCCAACCCAATACTTGGCCTGATGCCGCTGATGCTTTATTAAGATGAGTATCTACACTAGTATCTGTATAAGCCGCACCTGATAGTAAATTGTTTGTATCTGTTAATTGACTTAAATCTGTTGGAACAGTTGGTGCTCCACTTAAAGAAGCATATGCTCCATCAAATAAAGTTGGCTTGTTTGTTAAGTCTGCATAGTCACCACTAAATGGTGTAGGTATAGTTGGCTTGTTTGTTAAATCATTATAGTCACCACTAAATGGTGTAGGTATAGTTGGAGTGTTGTTAAAATTATTATAATCTAAATAATATGAACTATCAAATCCATCTAATGTATCTGCGTCTGTTCCACCGCCTCCACTTGTTGCATCATCTGCTGGTGCCCACGAATTACCATCATATTTTAATACTTGTCCTGATGTTGCACCATTTGTATTTACATCAGTTAATCCACTGAGTGTTGTTGCACTACCTCCGCCACCGGGTATAGCATTAATTTGTTGTTGTACCCATAATTGTGTAGCATATCCAGTTAAACTTGGAATAGTAGGTGTGTTAAAAAGATTATTATAATCGCCATCAAAGAATGTGGCGTTTGCTACAGCCGTATTAATTTTTCCATCAATTACTGTGCTTGTATCATAGTTTGATAATGCACCATTAAATGTTGCAGTATCTATATAATTTGATAAGTCTACAGGACTTGGAAGTGCGGCAATCTTTGCATCTACATAAGCTTCATCGGTCTTAGAGTTAAGTAAAGCCGTCAAATTCGTGACTTCTGTGTTAAGAGCAGTCGTAGTAGCATAATTGCTTAAATTTAAAGTTCCGCCACTGCTAATGTTAGCTATTAATGCATTAACCTGATCAAGTGTAGTAAAACTACCTACTGTATTTTCAAATGCTTTGTTAGCTGTTTTATAGACAAGGATATCGCCATCTTGGACATTAAATAAATTAATCTCCGGTAATGGTTGATTTTGAATACCTCCGCTGAATGCTTTAATAGCCAAGTGTTATTTCTCCTATAGTAATATCACTACTTTATCAACGGCACCATGTAATGCAGGATCATATGAACTTGCACCTAGATATGTTCTGTCTACTTTGACTCTTAAATATACAAAGTTTCCTTCAAAACTAATACCTTTTGTTGCAGTTTCGGCAGTGAACGAATAGTAAGGAGCATTTTGATCTAGTTCAATTGGAAACCAATCGTCGTCTGTAGGATTTTCTACAATAGTAGCTTCTAGATGTATTCTACCAGTAAAGTTTACTACGTGAAAACTCATAGTATGTAAACCATCACTAAAGCCATAGTAACCGTCACCTTTTACGGCGTTACTTGTGTATGATAATTCGTTCTTATTTGTTAATAAAATTATGGAACTAGCCATTTATGTTCTCCTGTATCTACAAGTATTTATCTAATCTATATCGTTTACCTGAATGATTGTCTCTATATTCATAATTAAACGGTCACTAAATGCTAATTTAAACAACATTATAGTCTCTTCGTTAGTAGTAAAAACTGTAGGAATAGGTGCTAATCGCTGACTTTTTCTATGATAACCTAAATAAGCTCCCATAGTATTAACTATTCTACATTCAGCTTTTTTAAAATTACTATATATCCAACGTACTATTTCATGACTTTCTTCTTTTGTAATTGGACGATCCCAATTATGACTACATTGTACTCTGTGCTTATATTTGCCAAACCACAGAGCTTCTCTTAATATAATCTTTCTATCATTCTCTTTTAATAGTTGTTTATGCTTATTGTTTATTGGTTGTTGTATAGATATTATTTTACTTTTTAGAAAGTCATTTTTTAATATATCGTTAATAATATGTTTACTTGAAGTATATACTAGACAATTATATGTTGATTTACTTCTATTGATATGCTTTACTCCTCTCCAACCTGGAAAGTGAGCATCTTTTGTAAATTTATTGTAACTGAATTCGTAACCAAGTGGAATAGATTCTAACTTTATACAAGTATCATATAATCCATAAAATAATTTTAATGTTGGTTTATTTTCCATTAATCACTAACTCGTCCTTTTTCCATTCAACTTTTAAGTTGAGCTTTTTCTTACTATCTATATCTAGTAAGTATTTAGCTAATGGAAGTTTTACTTTTTCGTTAATTAGTCTTGCTAAAGGTCTTGCTCCCATTTGAGGATCATACCCTTTATCTTCTAGCATAGTTTGTAATGCAGGACCCCAAGAAATATCTATATTTCTTTGAGCTACATAACTTTCTAATTCATTTAAAAACTTGATAACAATACTATTCATGTTCTCACGTGATAATGAATTAAATTTTACTATACCATCAAGCCTATTACGAAATTCAGGCGAGAAGTAATTGTTTATTGCTTCATCTACGGCTTTGTGATTATAAGTTTCTTCATTGAAACCTATACTTTTAATTGACGCATCTCTGGCACCTAAGTTACTGGTCATAATAATTATTGCATTTTTTGCATTTACCATTTTACCAGTACTACTTGTAATTGTACCTTCGTCTAATAAACTTAACAATACACTCATTAAGTCTGGGTGTGCTTTTTCTACTTCGTCTAATAATAATACACAATTTGGATTATCTTCTAGTTGTGTAATTAGTAAACCATCACCTGCTTTCCCGTCTCCAAACCCTACATATCCAGGAGGTGATCCAATAAGTTTTGATACTGTATGACGTTCTTGATATTCTGCCATATCATAACGTACTAGTTTCATAGTCATTGCTTGTGATAATCTTTTTGCTAATTCTGTTTTACCAACACCAGTTGGTCCACTAAACAAATAACTTGCAATAGGTTTAACAGGATCTTTTAATCCTGCCATACTAACTGTAATACTATCAACTACACGATCAATTGCCGCTTGTTGTCCAAATACAGTTTTTTCTAAAAATGCTCTTACTTCACTATGCTTTTTAGAAATTTCTTTATCTTTTGTAAGTCCTAAATGTTCTTCAGGTATTGTAGTTAGTTTAGAAACTTCTGCTCTAATTTCATCTATACCAATAATCTTTACTCGATCTTTTACTGGTAATATTTTATTATATGCACAGGCTCTATCAACAATGTCAAATGCTTTATCTGGTAATTTTTTATTAAACATATACTGATGGCTTAAATCAACTGCTAGTTCACAAGCCTCATCTGTAATTTCTACATCATGATATGCTTCATAAGAAACTATAGTATTTGTTAATACTTCTTTAGCATCTTTTACACTAGGTTCGTCTACAGATACTTTTGTAAATCTACGTGCTAGTGCTGTTTCTTTTTCAAATACTCTTCTATATTCTTCATCAGTTGTAGCACCAATAACTTTTAGTTTACCACTTGCTAATGCTGGCTTTAACATATTACCTGCATCCATTGATGCGTTGGTACTACCTGCTCCAATAATTTGATGTATTTCATCTATGAATAAAATAATGTCTGGTTGCTTTTGTAATGCTTCACCTAGTTGCTTCATACGTTCTTCAAAGTCACCTCTGTATTTTGTACCAGCTACTAGTTTCGTCATATCCAGTTCCCATACTGTTTTACCTTTTATAACTTCTGGAACTTTACCTTCTACGATTAATTTTGCTAATCCTTGAACAATAGCTGTTTTACCTACTCCACTACCACCTGTTAATATTGCATTTGATTTTTTCTTACGTGCTACAGTTTGAACCAAGTCTCTTAAAACTTCTCTACGTCCAATTACATCATCAAAGTCTTGACTTGCTTCATTTAAGTTATTACAAAATTGACCTAATACTGCAAGTGGAGTTTGTGGTCCTTGTTGTCCATAAGGATCCATTCCTGGAGGCATGGCTGTAAATATTGTATCAATTTGTGCTTGAGCTGTATCTTGCATCCAAGCCATAACTTTATTTTTATTAAGTCCACATTGGTCTGCATATGTTGCGGCAACACTATGTTCTTCACCTAGTATACTTAATACTAGATCTAACTGGTTTATTGCTTTTTTACCTTGGAACAATGCTTGAGTTAATGCTCTGTTAAAAACTCTTTCTAACATTTGAGTCTTAAATGGATTAGGTTCTTCTTTTTTACTTTTAATTAATTCTTTACATTCGTGTTCTAAATAGTTTACTAATGAAATTTGTAACTGTTCGTGATCTGCTTGAACTTCGTAGCACATAGCCTGTACTTCTGGGTCATCAAGTATTACAGCCGCTAAATGTTCAATAGTAACGTACTCGTGTCTAAATTTCTTTGCTAGGTTAATAGCAGTTATAACAATTCTTTCTATATCAGTCATCTTTTAATCTTTTAATAATTTCATTAACATTATCTTTGTTCACTGTAGGAATATTTACCTTTACATTAATTCTCAAGTTTCCTCTTTTCTTTGTTCGTCTGTTATATAGTCCTTGTTCTTTGACAACAATTATACTTCCAGAATCTGTTTTTGGTGGAATTTGAACTTCGATATATTCACCTAAAGGAGATATAATGACAAATGGTTTTTGTTTCATTATGTCTACTATATCTAATTTCTTGTATACTATAACATTATTTCCCTGTCTTGTAAAGACTTTATCTGCTTTTTCTTTAATATTTATAATATATTTTTTGGTGTTGTGCATCACCTTAAATTTGTCATTTCTTAACGCACCTGCTGGTATTTTTACTTTTAAATATAATTCTTTTGCTTCATCTATTACTACAAAGCCTTGAAAACCTTTTATCTGTTGTGCTATAGTTAAGTATATATCAACATACTTTACATCTTTACCTTTAACAACAGGAACAAGATCACCTTTGATAATTTTCTCATATGCTTGGCTTACGTGTAACCAATCAGCTACAGAGCCGCCTTTATCTGGATGCATTCTAATTGCTAATCTTTTATATGCTTTTTTTATCGCAGTTAACGATGCGTTAGGTTCAACGCCAAGAATATACCAAGGATTATTGAGCTTCTTCATTGTCCAAGTACTTTTCGTAAGCCGCTATAATGGATTTTTGTTGTTTTACCAATTTAATTATATCAGCCATATTAAGCGATAAGTTTTGGTATCCATCATCTGTTACAGCAAAAAGTACGAGGTCAGTATTGCTATCTTTTAGTTTTGCAAATACTTCTTCTACGTTTTCGGGAGTAAGAACTATCCACTCCAAAGGTCTTGCATCATATTGATCAACCTTAGGTAGTTTTAAAGAATGTTTTTCTATTGGTGCTGTTTCAACTTTTAGTATTTGTGGTACTTTAAGACTACTGCAACCCGTTAGAGCTAGTAGTGCCATTAATACAATTAATATACTGTTCTTCATTTTTATCACCTTCCATAGGCTTCTGCCCACTTAATAATTCAAAACATCTGAAAACCTGATTTGAACCTTTATTAATTTCGCCCTCAACATAGTCAGGGTTCTTAATTGATTCTTCACCAAAGTCTCTTTTAGTTCCATCTTTAGATTGATTAAAGATTGTTTCTAGTTCTTTAACGTTTTTTCTACTTTCAGCAAATTCGTCAGTTAGTGTTACTAATGCATCATTTGCTTTCTTTAGGTCTTTTTGTAAAGCCAATGTAGTTTGCTTTTGCAGTTCTACAGTAGTTTCTAATGTTGCTTGATTTTTAGCATATGCTATAATCTGCTTTTGTGTATTTTGATAATACCAATAAGCCACTCCGGCAAATAATGCAAATGCCGCAAACATTATAAAATAAACTTTAAGTCTTCCAAATATTCCAAACATAATTTTATTTATACCTAAAAACTATACGACCTTTACTAAGATCATACGGTGACATTTCTATGTCAACCTTATCGCCAGGCAAAATTTTGATATTATTTTTTCTGATTTTACCACTAATAACACCTGTTACGTTGTGGCCGTTTTCTAGTTTCACTTTAAAAAATGAACCGGGTAACGAGTCTAACACACAACCAGAAAATTTAATTGACTCTTGTTTTGCCATGTGCTAATATTTATTTAAAAATTTTAGTCTTTCTGTGATGTTTTTAGCTTCTGAATTATTTGCTAATAGATAATCGTAACTGCTTGAAATTACAAACCTGTCAAAGTTATCTTTGCTCCACGCCTTAGGAACATCACCACTCTTATATGCTTTAAATCTAAAATCTTTTGCTAAATTATCAGCTCTTGATACGTCTTTTAATATTTTATCAACTGAGTCAAATAATTTACTATTTCTTTCTAATTCAACAAATACCTTATAAGAACCTTCTTTAGTAGGTCCAGGTGAAACATCAACATCAATACATTCATGTCCAGTTTCAATAAATTGGCTTAAATCTTTTGCAGGGTCGCTATCTTTTATATCAAATGCAACCACTACTACATTTTCATCTTTACCAATTTTACTTTTATATTGATCTATACTGAATATGCTAGAAACTAAATCTTCTAAATCGTTATTTTGAATGCTCATTATTCGCCACCTTCAGGCTGTGCCATAGCATCAACATTCGCTTGTTCTACTGCGTCACTGTTAATAGCTTGGTCTTCTATTCTCAATTTACTTGCTTCGATGTCGTCCATAAATTTTCTTGGTACTACTATAGTAACTAACCATATTGGTTTTTTAACCATCTTAGCTCTAGTTTGTCCTGGTCGTCTTTCACTAGCATTATCTTGACCTTCACTATCATCTGGGCTTTTTAATTTAGCCGCAGTTTCTAGTTCGTCTTTTGCATAGTAAACTTTGCAACCATGTTTTAATAATCTTTCAGCACCTTCTGGATCTGGCATAAGTTTATGTGGATACATTAAAGTAACTGTAACCCAATATCTATCAATATGAGGTCCTTCAACTATTTCACCTTCTATCCAATTAGGATAGGCATATATATTGGCATGATCTATAACACTTTCTAAATTCATAAGTGTTTCTAATGCACTATTCCTACTTGTAGTAGCTTTTAAATTATCTAATATGTAATTTTGATCCATCATAATATTCCTTACTTTATATTATTTATCACTTTTATTTAACATTCAGTTAATTAGAGATTTTCAATGTTAAATACTTATGAGCAGGCAAATTGGGCCTCATCCCGAATACAGGAGTTAATATGGCTAAACGAGCTCGAAAAACAAAGAAACAACAACACTACCAAGAACATTACGACAATAGTAACGTAATTCACGTAAAAGACGCATTTAAGAAACGTAAAAGACACGTGACGATTATTCCACGAAACATAGCACAAGAAGATTATGTAACCATGCTTGATGATCATAAGAAAAATATTGTTTTTTCTATGGGTCCGGCAGGTACTGGTAAAACGTTATTAGGTGTACTTTCTGCAATCGACGCATACAATAATGGTGCTTGTGAAAAGATTGTAATTACTAGACCAGCAGTTTCCGTTGATGAACAACACGGATTCTTACCTGGAACACTTGTCGAAAAAATGGCACCATGGACAAGACCTATATTTGATGTTATGGAAGAATATTGGTCACCCAAGACAATCGAGTCTATGATAGAAGATAATGTTATTGAAATAGCACCACTTGCTTATATGAGAGGAAGAACTTTCAAAAACAGTTGGATTATTGCTGACGAAATGCAAAACGCAACACCAAGTCAAATGAAGATGTTGCTAACACGTATAGGTGATAATTCAAAAATTATAGTAACAGGAGATTTAGCACAACATGATAGAGGCTTTGAAAACAATGGCCTTAAAGAATTTATTAAATTGTTGAAACAAAAACAAAGTGATTTAATAGGTGTAGTAGAATTTGCTACAAGCGATGTAGAAAGACACATTGCAGTCACGGAAGTTTTAACAATTTATGGTGATAACGAACTTTAACAGTTAACAACGATGTCAACTATTTCGGTCCACTTGCCTGCTCGTTTAATAGAAGAATCTAATTCGTTATCATTACTATTGTGTTTATGAGTAATAATTATACTTTTAAGTCCTAATCTTGCACCAAGATTAGCATTCATTGTTTTGTCTTCAATCCAAAACAATCCACTATCTTTGTATTCTTCTAATGCATCATCTTTATCAGCACCAGTATCTAAACATACTAATTTTGTAAATACATCTTTACCAAACACATTATCTAAATTACGTTGTCTTAATTTTTTTGTATTAGGATCTAAACTTATGCTGGTAATAGCATAAAATGTATAGCCAGCTTCTACTAGTTTAGCTACACCACTTCTAGCATCTCGTAACGGTTGTAAATAACCCATCCAGGCACTATTATTAAATTCTTTTATTAATGCTTTTGTTTTATCCTGTCGCATTTCAAAAACAGCTTCCATATTATAGACGCCTTCATTCTTTGCATCATAGCCTTTATTTTTCATCCATTCATAAAAAGCAGTCTCCCAATCTAGTAGAACTCCATCTACATCAGTTAAAATAATCTTTTCCATATTAAATATCCATATCCATATCCATTAGGTCCTGAAATTCCCACATCATCTTTGCGGCGCCACCAAACATACCAGGACCTACTCCTTTAATATATGTTTGACTTGGAGGTTTGTCACCAACCCAGGTAACTCCTTCAGGCATTACATCTTGCATACGATGTTCTTTATGCAAGTGACTAACTTTCAATCCATGACGTTCAGTCATATTATACATTTCAATATCTGGCATAAATTTCATTTTTACTTGCATTGCTTCAAAGTCAGAAAGAGCAACACAATCGTTTTTACCTTTTATGGTAACACTCCAAACTTTAGTTTCCAACGATTAGTTCCTTCGCATTTGTGCTATTTCAGTGGCTTGTTTTGATCCTGTTTTATCGTCATCATCTGCAAAAACAGGTACTAGGTTACTTTTGTGCATCATAGCAATACCAACAAGTCTACGTTCTCCTGTGTATTGCATAGACGGCTTTTTAGTAGCAGTACCCATTCCACTTTTTGAATTAAGACTTGGTACGTGTTCTGTCTCACGTACTTGTGGACCTGAATAGTGCCAAGGAGTCTGTACTGCACGAGGTTCTTGCTTAGGCTTGTATACACCATGTACATAGTCAATATACTCTGTAAGTGTCATCATTGGTATATTGCTTTGTTTATAAAACTTATTTTGCTTACGCCAACCTTCTACATAATGAGAATCTGGCTTTCTCTTCTTTGCTTTACGTTTCTTAGTATTCAACGTGGTAAGTCCACGTGCTAGGTGCATAGTCATAAAATTACTCCGTTACAAAATTATAATACATAATAACACTTATTGTTGCCAATGTCAAGTAAATTTTATACCTTCAAACCTAAAATCCGTGTATTCTTTTACTAGGGTTTTCCAGTTTTTTAAGGGTGAGCTATCAATAATAGTTAATAACTTGTAGTATTCATTATTATCATGTTGGAATATTTTAGATATATCCACTCTATCCACGTGTACACCTTTATCTTCAAATAAAGACTTATAGTGTCTAAAACCTTCAGTAAAGTCTTTAAACACAGGTAGGTCACCATCTGTAGGATGTGGTAATCCGTGCCATTCGGGTGTTACACTATATTGAAATTTGGGCCTATGTTTAGGACGATTAAATTCGTGATCAGCTTGTAAAATACCTAATATATCTTTATCGCCAACTTCTAGTACAATATGATTAGTTATATTAGTTTCATTGTTGTGTATCTTTTTAAAATTGTCCCATATAAAATTTAGATAATGATATGGATGTATTTTAATTATTAATTTGTCAAAATCTCCTACTCCCATTTCTTCACCTTTTACTATAGCATCATAAAAATGAGTACGTTCTATTTCCCATTGCTCACCTTGATGGTTTTGAAACTTTCTAGTTTCTGGTACCCAAACTCTTCCTTGATGTGCAATAGGTTCTTGTCCTGCTTTTATTTCTGATTGCCTAATAGTTAACTTATCAATACGTGGGAAGCCTTTGTGTAGATTAATAAACCAAGACAACCACTCGCCGGGTAATCCAAAATTAAATACTATAGTATATGTTTTTACTTTAGGTCTTGTTAAAACAGGCATAATTGTTTTGGTCCATATATTAATTCAGATAGTTTTTCGTGATAATCATATAAGTATACCCCTCTAAACTTATCTTGTTCTGGTACTATGTTTAATGTTCTTTGCAAATATGGTTCTTTTACATCAAGTGCAGTTCTTATATCATCAAGAATTTGAATTTTATGTTCATTTCTATTTCCATATCTTAATTCTATTTTATCACACATAGCTCTAGCTTCATCTTTAAATCTGTCAGGTAAATTACCTGCTCTAAAATGTTCTGGAAATAGTAACAATCTTACATTGCTATCGCATTGATGATCGTATATAAAGTCATAAAATTCTAATAAGTTATCATAATTAAATATTTGATAACTGCTATTAATAAAGAAGTTAAACCACTCTTTGTTTAATTTTTTATATTCAAATAATTTCCTACAAGTATCTTCCATTTGGCTCCAAGTAAAAACTTTATTACTTCTCATATATTCAAACAAAGGTCCTACTGCATCAATACTTAAATCTAGTGTAAGTTTTTTAACTTTGTTAAACTTTCCTAGTTTATCAAAATCAATTTTTGATCCATTTGTTGTAATAGTAATTTCAAGTTCTTCTGGCTTACCGTGTTCTACAATTAAGTCTATAAGTTTGTATGGATCATCAGTCATAAAAGGCTCTCCGCCTGTCATCCATATACTTTTTATACCAGGAAGTATATTTAAGTTATTTTTTAAATATCCAATGATGTCATTAAAGTTCTTTTGATTTTGAAATGGCACTTTTTTATATTCAAGTGGAAACTTTTCTAGCATATGTTTGTTTTCAGGTATCAAACTATTACTAAAGTTTGCACTACACATTCTACATTTAAAATTACATACATTTGAAAAGTTTATAAACAAATGACTTATTTGATTATCTAATAATTTTGGTTTAGTATACGGTTCTGGATTTCCTAACCTTTTAATATGATCATGCCTTAGCCAATTCATACGTTGACTACGATAACCTTTTTTCTCTTTATTGAGACAGCTAGTGCATCCATATGTATCCCATTTACCAGCCAACATATCTTTTCTTAATCTTTGCATATGTTCACTATCATAATGAGTACCCATATTGTCGTCACTCATCATACATCTTGATATGTGTCCACTAGGATGCCAGCTTATTGTATTGAATGGAATAGGACACCAACTTTTACTGTGCAAATTTTTCCATTGGTCATTTTCAACGACTTTTGTTTCTATTTCATCAGCTGGTATAACGTGTTTTTTTGGATCAAACCTCCACAGTCCATCGGTATTATCCTTCATGTATAAACTCCGCTAACTGTGAATGAAAGTTTTCTATATTCATATTTCTGTACTTATCTTGTGCTATAGTTTGTTGTTTAAACTTTTTAACTACCTCATCTGATGCTTGTTGTTGAAGCATATTCTTACATATATCAGAATGGGTTCTTTTAAATCTTGGATCGTTTATTACTTCATAATCTTTGATTTTATCAAATTGTTCTTTCCTATATTTATAAGGTAATACATTGAGTCTAAAATGTTCTGGAAATATTAACATTCTAGTATTATTCAATGCTCCTGCTTGTCTACATATTGAGTCAAATTCAAGTACTGTATCGTAGTTATATGCTTGTATACTAGCATTAAAACACATATGGAACCAACTGCTATTCTGTTTCTTAAAATGAGTTAAATCATCAATTAACTTATTCATTTGTTCCCAAGTAAATATGCCTGCACTACGCATATACTCAAACATAATATTAGGTGCATCAATACTTAAATCTAATTCAAAGAATTTTAAATTCTCAAACTTTTGTAATTTGTCTAAATCTACTTTAGAACCATTTGTAGTAATAACCATATCTGTTTGTGATTCATTACCATGTTCAGCTAATATATCAATTAAGTCATAACAGTTATTGTCCATAAGAGGTTCGCCACCTGTTATCCATATACTTGTTACATCTTTTAAACTTTCAGGTTTCTGTCTTAGATACGTATTAATAAAATTTCTATTTTTAATAGTTTCTGTTTTTACTTTTTTACCTAATCCCAATGAATGAAGATGCTTATGTTCTGGAATCAAACTGTTGCTATAATTTGGTCCACACATTCTACATTTAAAATTACAAATATTACTGTAATTAATAAAAAGGTGATTAACAGGATTGCCTGTTGTTTTTGGATTTATAAATCCATCTGTGTTTTTAAAATCTTGTGGGTTACGTTGTAACCATTTTTGTCTTTGACTTATATTTCCTTGTTGTTCTTTTTTCCAACAAGTCATGCACCCTTCTTTATCCCAGGTGCCATCTAACATATCCTGACGCAATTTCTGCATCTGAGGACTGTCAAAAGTTTCACCCATTGGAACATCACTCATCATACAACGAGTCAACGAACCAGTTGGGTGAAACGAAATAGCATTAAACGGTATAGGACACCAACTAGTGCTGTGAATTGCTTTAGTCAAAATCCTACATTAGTTCAAAATGCGGTCCATCAATGAATGGTCTACGACCTTGACTTCGTCTAAGATCAATATATTCATTCATTGCATCCTGCATTGAACTATCCCATTCACGCAAATCGGTTATATGCCATGCGGCACCCCATCTGATTTGGATATTATGCTCATCTGCGGCAATTTTCATTGCATCAGCGATATCATCATATAAGTTCATTTCCCATGATCCTCTACTACCAATATAAGCCATTAAGTCAACTGCATTGCCATCAATGTGCTTAGACTTCATTGTCTGTGACGCACCTTTGGCAACTAGTTCACGTTGTTCTTCTATTGTTCGTAGACCGCATATTACTCCAAAATCAATCTTAGACATAGTAATAGCCGTTGTAACAACTTTTACTAGTTTTGGGTTTACACCGTCAAGTCTTGATAGACTCCTCTTGCTTAATTTAAAGGCCATTTATTATTATCCTTCTGACTTTAATAGTGTCCAGGCGCCATAACCTATAGCGGCCCAACAAATTAGATTCATTGGAATTATTGCTGAAAAGAATAATCCAATTACTCCGACTGCAATTAGCATTCCGCCATCTAAAGATGTACGTTCTGCAAATCTATCTTTAATCCATGAAAACATAATATTTTCTCCTTTATTTAAAATTACTAACGTTATCGTTAGCAATATCTCTCGCAAGAGCTCTGATATCGTCTACCAGGTGTTTGTAAGAATCTGTATCCTTTAACACTTCCGCTTCTTGGAGCAACTCGACCTTATCTAACATTACTTTAACTTTTGATTTGATCTCGTTGGTTGAATGTATAAAAGTCATATTTCGTTCCTTTTAAATACTATGTATTTATACTATAGTATACGCATTGTCAACAAAATTGTCAAGATAAATCGTTTAAATATGGGTTTAATGTTGGTTATATGCATATTAAATACAATAAGTTAGTTAAGGAGACGGCCAATAGTAGATCCAATCACAGCGATCACAGTAGCAACCACGGCTTTTAATACAATTAAGAGAGCAGTAACCGTTGGGCAAGATTTTGAAAACGTTGTAGGCCAAATGGGAAAATGGTTTGGTGCAGTAAGTGACGTTAGAAAAGCTCAACAAAATAATAAAAAACCTCCATTATTTAAAAAATTATTTCAAGCAGGTAGTGTTGAAGAAGAAGCTCTTGCATTATTGATCCACGAAAAAACAATCAAAGAACAAGAACTGGAATTACAAACACTATTAAACTGGCGTTATGGATTTGGTACATGGAAAGAGTTAATTGAACTTAGAAGAAAAATTAAACAAGAAAGAGAAGATACAATTTATAAACAACAACAAAGAGTTGATGCATTTATGGATGGTGCATTAATATTAGGTTTGATCGTGGTTATGGGCGGAATGGTTGTTGGTGTAGTATACTTATTAAAATTAAATGGAACTATATAAACTATTCAATTGATGTATGTTGAATTGATCTATATGGTATTGCATTTCCATCGCTGTCCATTACTATTTCACCGTCAACTGACCCAGCCATTAATTGCTTACCATTTTTTCCACAATATAAACAAGGTTTAATCTCAATACCATTTAACATACGTTTCCAGTTATGTGATTTTTGTCCTCTTGTTGCTTTAAATCCTGCCATAAGTCTCCTTTTTTAGAATCTATTTATCAAGAAGTTGGTGGTCCCGGCAGGATTCGAACCTGCAACAACACCGTTATGAGCGGTGGGTTCTAACCAATTGAACTACAGGACCCAATTTGGTGCGAGTGGAGGGACTCGAACCCACACACCATAAAGATAACGGATTTTAAGTCCGTTGCGTCTACCTATTCCGCCACACTCGCATTAATTGGCCTACCCGGGAGGACTCGAACCCCCGACCCACGGCTTAGAAGGCCGTTGCTCTAATCCAGCTGAGCTACGGGTAGATTTAACTGATTAATTTATTTGTTTGGGATCCCTTTTTGTCAATTGGGTCATTGCATGAATAATATCGTTTACATTGTCTTCTGTAAGATATCCTTTGACTGTATCTCCTGGTTGTGTAATCCCAGGCAATTCTGTCATTTGATTGTCTACGTATACTGCTATCTCATATAGTCCTTGTGAACCTCCGTATGAGAAATCGCTTTTTACAATACTCAGTTCGTAATGGGGTCCAAACTTTATTAGAGCCTGAACTCCATTAGGAACTTTTGTTTTTACCATATTAAGGTTTTCAAGTTTCATTTCTATCTCTTTTGTTAGCTTATATAAACATAGTACGACAAAATTTTCGACTTGTCAACAATTTTTTGGTATTTTTTTACTTTAATGATCTAAGGTTTTAACTTGAGCCTCAAGTTCTTCTATGTAGTCTTCTAGTGTGCTTATGGTTGTATAAAGGTGTCCGGTGTCATGTGGTTGTATACGACTCCGGAACACCTCTATTGATTCCGTTAGCACCTGTATTTTATTTATAAGTTCACTGTACTCCATGGCTATTTAAAATACTCGTTAAACTTTTTTTCTGCAGTCTCTTTCTGAGCCTTTGAATCTTTTGCATCATACACAGGTTGTTTATGCTGATGAACAAATTCTAATTCTTCAAGAAACTCAATTCTATCTTTTACCTTCTGTAGTGCCAAACGGACATCTTCAATATCTTTGCTCTTGGTAATCTCTTCGTTTAGTATTTCAACTATTTGTCTACTATTAATCATATCCGTTTTCCTTCTCATTAATGTTATTAATATAACATCATTAGTAGTCGTTGTCAACTACTTAATTTGATTTATTAAAGATAATAAATAGTAATGTACTATGTTAATAAAAGGACAACAAAATATGGATCAATTTAAACACAAGAAACACTGGCAATTTGAACATACTGCTGATAAACTACCAGCAGACTGTGGTATTGGCTGGTTGTTAAACAATAGAATAAAAGATTTAGCTACACAAGGTATAACTCAAAACCTTCTTGATTTTTATAGCTTTAAGTATAGACGCATACCACAAGTGCAGGCTGACGAGTTTGTTAAATTATGTAATCTTGCATATGATTCTGGATTTAAAAAATTACTGCTATGTAGACAAGGTATAATACTACGTAATTTTATTGAAAAGTCAAGAGAGTATTGGGATAATCAATATAAAGATTGTGTTATAGTAGGACACGTATTAGACCGAGGAGAAAAATGGTGGCAAATTCATCCTCAATGTTTGTTCCTTGATTTAGAATGGTGGGTTGCTAGTGGTAGACCAGATCTTGGCGATAAGGAAGATGGTATAGAATGGACTGCACCAAAAGTAGGTAGAGTTGAAACTACATTAGGACAACTAGGTCAAACTTACAATCCCACTGAAATATGGGCCACAGATGAAACTGTACAAGTAAAAGGTAAATGGGAAGGACATAACTTACTGCGTGTTGCTATGGAGCAGAAGAAAAAAGTAGGTATATGGGATAATAATTTAAGAGATGGAAAAGAATACCTGTACGGTGAGATGATGGACCATTATGAAAAATTATATCAAGTAGGACATGATTTATGGGACGCAAGATGGTATTGTGCAAATACTGAAAGTTTAGAAACAACAAAAAAAGATCATATATGTAAAACTGTTTATAGTACTAGTGGTGGATTAAGTCCAATAGCAAATGCATATATTAATAATTTACAAGAGGGTGGAACTCTTGTTGCATATGATATTGACCCTATTGCAGTACATATGCAATGGTATGTCAGTAATAATTGGGATGGAAAAAATTGGTCTAAGTTTGTACAAGACTATAAAAAAGAAAGTCCTATTATTGGTAGCAGATATGCTTGTGAAAGTCACTTACATTTTAATGACGAGTATTTAGAAGAACTAGGTGAAGACTTTGTAGAATGGTGGAATACAACTTATAAAACATTTAATCATAAATTTAGAGTACTAGACTTAATGTCAATAATTAAATTTAAAAATGAACTAAAAAGTGAAATGGATGAAGATCCTAATAAAAAAGTTTTTGTTGATGTGAGTAATGCTTTTAACTATGAAATTAATAGTATATTGTATAGTAAAAATATTAGACTAAAAATTGAAAATGATTATTTAGATTTCTTTAAAAAGTATCCTGATAAATTTGTTATTAGAGGTTTTGATATTAACGAAGTTAATGAAGATCCAAATTTTCCACACTTACCTAAACTATTTCCTTGGCAAAAGGTTTAAACTTTTTACGTTTAAAATCTAATTTAAACTCTCTATCAATATATTTGTAATCTATTTTAACTGGCTTATATTGTTCTAGCCATTTAAATACAATATCAGTATCAAGATGACTGCACGTATAAACATCAAATTGCATTAGTGCAGGAGATACTTCATCCCAGGTATGTAATACTATGTGTGAAGTTTCTATTATTGTTGCTACTGTTAATCCTTGAGTACCTTCTATTGTAGATCTGGCCGCAAATGGCCCCATCATAATTTTCATTCCAATATCGTTGATCAGAGTTTTTACTTGTTCACTTGTTGATTCTTCTGCACGTGGCGGATCAAGTACTTCCGCTCTTATTATGATATGCTTATGCTCTAGCAGTTTCATTCATCTATTTATCTTCTGGCTGGCCCACAAGGACTCGAACCTCAAACCTCGGTACCAAAAACCGGTGTGATACCATTTCACCATGGGCCAACAAACTTTTGGCGGACCATAAGAGATTCGAACTCCTGGCCTCCTGTTCCGTAGACAGGCGCTCTATCCAGCTGAGCTAATGGTCCACTTACATATTAACAGATTTAAGAATAATGTCAAGTACTAATAATAGGGTTAGAAGGATCCAAATTTACGTGTTTCCCCCATTCTGCATAGTAATGTCGCATACCAACTTCGTCGTGTATAGTACCATTTTCATGTCTACCATGCAGTATATTTCTTTTCTCAGTACCTGGTGCCATTGACGTTCCTTGTCCTGTTACACCTATTAAATCTTCATGTAAGTTTCTACCAAACGGACCCCATATTGTATTATGATGCTTAATACGGGTTTGTCGCTCTTCTGGAGTATCTTTCTTTAATCCATATCCTCTAAATTCAATAAGAACACTATTTGGTCCTAGTGGAGTTACACTATCTGAACGATATGCACTACCACGCAAATTAAAATTGAATCCAGGAAACAGATCTACCATATACCATTGATTTGGTGGTAAGTTAGGAAAACTTAATTCTCCTCTATCACCTTCTTTATCAAATTCTGTATAATTAACTGTAAAACTACTTACGTTTACATGACCGTTTGCAAAGGGAATATTCTTTCTAGCAAAATACTCATCGTTGAAACCGGTTACTCTATTAAAATAATGCATGAAGTCATGATAGAATTCACTGTTTGTATCATGCCATAATTTATAATTTGTCGGGATAATTGCTTTATGATAATGGAATACTTCTAGTTCTTCTGTATCAATTGCATCAGAGATACAATCAAATGCACCAGCAGTCCATTCATCTACTGTCGTTGTTGTTTCTGTATCTAGTGTTACCCATATCATTCCTCCATGTTTTGTTTCACATGGTAATTCTTTCCAAGATAATGCATGGTAACAAAGTGACAAATCCATACCAGATACTTTAGTTACTTTCTCATTATGAAATGCTCTAACAATTCCACTACTAAATCTAATAACAATTACATTTTGAAATGCAATCTGTGTTGTTCTATAGCAACCTGTCATGTCCATCTCACTTGAATGACATACTGGTACCCATACTTTACTAAAGATATGTTTTATTTCTTCTTCGAATATTTTTTGATCTGAATATATTTCACTACTTACATATTCAACATTTGGTTGTGCTAACCAATTTTTATGATTTCTAGGCGGCATAATGAATCTCCTCTGCCTATCTGTGTGTATCTATTTATCGAAAAATGCGGGTTTTTGTTTAAAGGATAACCCGCAACCTAATCAATTAAAACTGAACTGTCAGTTTTAGTCCAAGTTCACGATCAGTTTTTTCCCAATCAGTGTTCATTGACTGTGTTACAGATGCTTTCAATGAAGTGTTATCAGTTAAGCTAACTGATGTTCCAATTTCAGCAAACGGTGTAGTTCTATCAATATCAAGATAATCACCTTCAATTGATTTGAACCCATAGCCTAATTCACCAAATGGTGTTAGGTTGCCAATAGCTTTTTTAGCTCCAATTTTAGGAGTAAAATGCATTTCGTTTTTAGTAAAACTATCGCCCCAATTATACTCAGCTTCTGCAGATGCATAAACTGTAGCTAATGGTGATTCTGCGGTTCCGATATTACTATCGATGGTTTTACCAACAGATACATTAAAATCTGTATTGGTACCGTTGTCAACTAATTGTACTCCTAGATCTAATGCGCCATTCGTATTGTAGACACTTACTTTTCTTGTAGTATCATTAGTTGATAGTTCCACACCATAAGCAGGACCTTCTGCGGCCATAGTTACTGATGTGTTGTTATAATCTTCTGCGTTAGCAGTAGAAAATGTAAAAGCGACAAGTGCCGCTGTCATTATATATTTCATATATATTTCCTTGATATAAAGATAAGAAATTTATCTTTTTGTAGTACTGAGTTCTAAAGAATTCAGTGGCACTTCTGTTGCCAGGTAGTTCCCACCCCTACGTGCCTAAATTAGGCCGCTATAGCAAAATTATCTTCTGCGTTTATAAAGTTTGATCAATAACGTAATCACCCGGTAAACTCCACTTCCATACAATACCTGTCGATCCTAGTTCACCCCCATCATAAAAGCACTAGCAATAAAATTTGCCAGTATCACATAGCCAAGTAAATCAAATACTATCATTTTCTTTCCAATGCTTTTATGGTGGAGGTGCTCGGTACTGCCCCGAGGTCCATAATATCTTCAAGTCGCTTCAACGTCCACAATGTATATTTATACACGTAAAAGTTTAATTGTCAACCAATTTATACTCAAAGTTTT